CCGGCGGGTATTAAAATATATTCTTCTTCATTTATATTTTCGAAAGATTCTACTATATTTTCTTCCTTGTCGAGCTTCATGTGAAAGTTATTAGCAGAAAAGTTTTTTAAATATGTTAAGCATAATGGGTCCGGAGAAGGCCTTTTTAAGTTCCCAGAGGATACCAAGCTGCCATCTGAGCATTGATTTAAAACAAAGAATATGGCAGCCCTCACATAAGGATCGCGATAATGAGCATATTTGTCCTGATACACTTCGAACATTCTCTTGTTTTCAATAGGCACAAAGTGTTCTACTATTTCGGCCACACGGTACGGATCCGTCATTATAGAGCGCCAAAACTCATATATCACATATTTGCTTGTATGCGCCACCACAAAGCGATTATTGTTTGCTAGATTAAGTTCAAAGGGGCCAGCAAAAAATAGAAAAGAATTAACTATGGATCCGGGCGGGATTTTCTCTTTGATGGCCTGAGTGCACTTAAACTGGCTGTTCGTCGGCGCCTGGAGTGGGCTCTTCTGCATTCTTAAGTTTATCCTTTTCTCTAAAAAGTCGCAACTTCTCTACAAGTTCTTCGGCGCCCTCGGATAGTTCATCAAAATTCTCCGTGGTGAGAGTGCCATCTTCCGGTAGTTCGACAGGCTCCTCTCTCTCCATGGAAAGATATCCAGCAACAATATTGTCAATATCGCTTAACGATGCGTCAAGGCTAGACAACATATAACGAAGCTGTTGAATATCATAAAGAAACGACTCAGACAAGAAATCATAATCCTCTACCATTGAGAATTTCTTAAACTTTTTAGCGATCTGCTCGCACTGCATCGAGGATGCCTTGTTTATCAGCCTCCCCACTTCGTGGGGCAGCTCTTGCAATTTTATAGAGTATTGCAAGGTCACTCTATCATCATTCTGCATATTTTATCCTTTTAAAAGTTGGGCCGTAGTCGGCTTATTTAGCTTGGTTTCCACCAAATCTGGTGCCCCCACAACAACTATCTCTGTTCCTGTGTGCCCTCTGTTGATGGTAAGTTTTGTAAACTGGTGTTCGCTTTTGAGATCTGCAGGCAAGTGGCCTTGTTCGTTTAAGTGTTTCATCCTTTGCTCTTCGCGAATCATCACGACGTGTTCGGGGTTCACGAACACTTCTCTTAGTGTATAATCCTGCTGAGTCGTTAGCGTGCTGTTGTGGCACACTTCAGTTAGTTTAACTAGCATGTTTCCTCCACGGGATATACCTTTCTGCGTTCAACAACCGCCTCTCTTCCTAGCGCATAAATTGTATAGGTACCACTTTGCCATTTTGAGCCTATTGGTGTTTCTTTAAGAAAGATTCCCATGGTAGGCTTCTTTGTTGTGTCAATATAAATGTTATTGCTGTCAAACAACGTCACCGCCTGTGGTATATAAACTAAATCTCCGTGCTGCATTACTTATCCTCCGTTTGTATGATTCCAAAGTTTGTTGTCATTAGAGTTCCGGCACAACTCGCTGCATTAATTAGGGCGGTCTTTGTAACCTTAACTGGATCGATAATCCCAGCATCAATTAAATTAACTATCTCGTCACTTCGAAAGTCCCAGCCATGTTTTGGCTCGCTAGACAAAACTTTATCTATGATGAGATCAGGCGAACCTCCCGCATTCTGTGCCATCTGGCGAATGGGCTCTTGGCATGCAATCTTGATAACAGAGGCGCCTATGCCCACATCTGGTGATGCTTCGTCGGACACAATGGCGATCGTCTGTGACGCCCTAAGTAGCGCGACTCCTCCACCCGGCACAATTCCCTCTTCCTGCGCGGATCTGACTGCTTCAAGTGCATCTTCAATCCTGTGTTTTCGCTCTGTCATTTCAACTTGGGTCGAACCGCCCACGCGGATCACTGCCACACCTGACGCTAACCGGCTAATCCTTTTTTGAGCACTATCGGCCTCCTCTAAGTCTTCTGTCTGGATGATGGCGTCCTTAAGGCTTTCTATCCTTTCATCTACCAATTTTGAGCTACAGTTGCCACCTACAATTGTTGTTCGGTACTGATTGCTCTCGATAAATTTTGCAGAACCAAAATGCTTCATCTCAATATTGTTTAACTTAATGCCTGATTCTCGTGTCACAAAAGTTGCTCCGACCGAAATAGACAAATCTTCCAATAACTGCCTTCTTTCTTCGCCATATGAGGGTGCCTTGATTGCAGCCACTTTCATTGTTCCTCGCATTGCATTCATAATCATAGCAGCCAATGCTTGGCCTTCTATTTCCTCTGCAACAAATATTAGGGGTCGGCCCTCACGCGCTGACATTTCTAAAATCGGCAGGATCTGATCTATGGTTGAAATCTTATGGTCAGTAACTAAAATTAACGGCTCGTCGTGATGCATGATTGCTCGACGTTCATCCGTGACGAATGATGCGCTGGTGAGGCCGGAGCCGAATCTAAAGCCCTCTGTTATATCTAAAGAGGTTTCCATTGAACGAGACTCTTCAATCGTGATCGAGCCATCTTGGCCCACCCTGTCAACAGCCAGAGCAATCAATTTGCCAATGGTTCCATCGTTGTTTGCCGAGATGGTCGCAATATGTTCAACATCTTCAAGGGATGTTACGGGAACAGATAGCTCCGATAAAGTTTTAGCAACCTCTTTTACTGCTAGGTTAATGCCGCGCTGGAGTTCGGTCGGAGATACGCCCGAAGCGATAAATCTTTGTGATTCTCTCAGAACGGCGCGGGCTATGACAGTTGCGGTGGTCGTCCCATCGCCGGCAGTATTGTTAGTCTCGACGGCGGCCTGTTTTATGACTTGGGCTGCAGCATTTTCGAAAGGATCGTCGCACTGCACAAACGCAGCGACTGTTACGCCGTCTTTGGTGATGAACGGATCTTGTCCCTTCTCCTGAAGGAGCACGTTTCGCCCTCTTGGGCCGAGCGTTGAAGCAACATTGTCTGCTAGCTTGTTTGCTCCGTTCATTATCCTTTGTTGTAGTGTTTGGTTGTCGTCATATGCTCGACCCATTAATACCTCATAGTTGTGTTTATATTATAACCGCATATTAAGATTATGTCAAGTTGTTTGTTTAAATATCTGTATCAGTTGTAACCGGATCTGAGGCCAGCAGGCTCACCACCTCTGTACCCTCCTCTTGGGCCTTTTGATTTGCTCTCATCGCGGTGGAGCGCCTATCAGCGCTGAAGTATTTTCCGATGTTCTCGGCAAAGTCTTTTGTTGTCTTCAGTAAATTCATCATGTCGTCGCCCATCTTCTCGATATAGATATCAGCGCATGCTTTGATGTTCTCAGTTGAGAGGTTAAGTTTGCCATAATATACCACCTCAGCTATCTGATCCATCTTGGTCATCTCAGTAGCCGATATAGACCACTGACTGCCTCCATCTTTACCCGATTCCATGAGCACCTGTTCTTCGGCCATGAGTCTTTTCTCCCTCTCGTGGAAGGAGCCGAAATGGGACTCCGTGAGTTGAGTAGAAGCCTCGGCAAACGCTGTGTTATATATCTTCTGGAGAGTCTTTAAGGTTTTTTCCTCTTGGTCTTCGAGTCCTTGCTGGGATATAAACCCTTCAAAATTCGACTCTCCGCTAACAGCATCCTCGCGAGCTTGCTTTTTAGCCCACAGTCCAACTCCCTGTATGTCGGTACGGCGCGCAAACTGAGCGCGCTTCTTCTGCGGATCCGCTGGGGCGCCGGCTTTATCGTCAAAGGTGCCAGCGTCATCCAAGTTCTTATAAAACATACCCTTCCCTTTTGTATAGCCGGGAGTCTGTTTAAGGATTTCAAACATTTGTAGCCTCCATTCGCGAGAATCTTGCCACGCCGCGATGTGTTGTGCAAGGGGTTCAGCCATATTGCCGAGAAGACCCGACTCGTTTTTTGACTCCCTCATAACATCAATAAAATTATTACGATTAATAATGAAATCCCAAATTGCCAACTCAGAAACATCATCCCCATCGGAGTTCTTGCGCCCGATCAGATACTTGATAGAAGGGACGCCGGATCCACCACGTATAAACAGAAAATCCACAAGGTTAGTAAAACTACCGTGGATAGGAGTATTTGGGCTCAATAATTTAAGACTGACTGGCTCCTCGTCACCCGTAACAAAATCCTCAATCGGAAGGGTGCCACCAACGCGACCGGAGATCTGCTTCCCTCCCGTGACCGCCGCCATAAACCCCTCAAATACGAAGCCGGATGCGGATTCGCTATAGTCATTGAGACATGCTTGGAGTGCCTCGATGATCATCATCATGTTTAGAACGGCGTTAAATCTCATGCCGGTGCCTTTTCTGGCTGCTGTGGCAGGATCAACAAAACTATTGACATGGGCGATTCTGGCTTGAACGCTTGGCTGCCTAGTGATGGAGGCAAAAATCCTGTCAATGTCCTTTCTCGACTGGCTGTTGGGATCTCCCCAGGCTTCGTTGGGGTTCAGCTTCGGGATGGGAATATGCACGCTGAAGCGCTCGGCTTCACTGAGCGTGCCTACTGGAGTCTTTATATCATTGAGAGTTCCTATTGGGATCTGTGTGATCTCTTCGATCATCGCCAGAAGACTATCGGGAGTGATTGTTCTCTCTTTCTTTATGTACTCTTCTTTTAATATGTTTCTTAACTCAGACATTCCAAAACCTCATACAATTATGTCAGCAATACCTAATTCTACTGCTTCTTCTGCAGATAAATAGACATTAACTTTGCGTTCCAACATGTTTTTAATGTCCTTTTTGGTCATATTTGTTTCTTTTACTAAACAATTTATGTATGTTTTTTGTAGCTGCTCGACTGCTTCCATTTCATTAAGGAGGTTGTGCAAGTTGCCATGGCTACCTGCCACAACTGAGTGAATCATAACACGACAATTCCTTCCGATGCGCCGGCGTCCTTTGGTACCGGCAGCAAGAAGTAGAACTCCAGCGGACATAACCTTTCCCATACCGATCGTATGAATCTCTGTTTCTGCCTCGACCTGTCTCATAATATCATAAAGCGCAAACATATCGTCGGCGTTGCCTCCGTAGGTAGAGATATAAAACTCAACGGGCTTTTTCTTTTCATCTGGCTGACTGCGATTTGACTCATTTAAATATAATAAAGCTTGGGCTAGCTCCGCAACCTTTTCGTCGATCACCTCACAAAAAAGCCCGATCAACCTCATCTCTGGTTCTGCGCCAGGGATTTCAGAGGGATCAAGAAACACAATTTTATCTAGGGGGCCCTTCTTTTCCTCTTCCAAAATTGATTTTACAATTTCTCTAATTTTTTTACCAATCATTACCTGTCTCCCAAAATTTTAAAGCTGTTGATTTATTCTTCTGTAGGTATTTCATGGCTCCTCCCCAGTCGTCGAACTCTAGTTGCGAGCGAAAAAATGGCGGGTGGCATGCCAATAACGTGCTTATGGCCCGCCTCTTGAGTGTTTGCGTATCTTGTTCGAATCGAAACTCAAAAGTACTGATTTGTGTGCTATTCTTGCCGGACTTCAACATCTGTTCCAGCACTATTTCGCGGGCGTAAGCAAGATGTTCTATTGCTTTGATAAGGGAAGATAAGTATATTATGTTACTCGCCTTAATTAATACGAGACTTATTCTTGCTGACCGAACAAAATAAAACGTCTTGCACGTCAAGTATCCAAAAATAAATATTAATAAATATAGCAACCAATGGTGCATATAACCTCATTTATAAAAATGGCCGCTGCTCTCAGCGACCTATTCTTATTATAACGTTTTGCGAGTCAGATGTCAAGTTATTTCGATGTGATTCGCTTAAGGATCTTCTCAGCCAACTGCTCAGCAAGATTTTCACTCTTCTTCTGCTTGGTAAGGCGAGCAACCACACGCTGGGCAACTTCGTTAACGATCTGATCTTCAGTGCCTTCGTACATATCACGCATGCCGGGAAGTTCCTCTTCCTCTTCAGCGCCCATCTCCATTTCCGGAGCCATACCAAGATCCTCTTCGCCGCCAAGGTCTTCCTCGCCGCCAAGGTCTTCCTCGCCGCCAAGATCGTCATCCACGTCGGTGGTGACGGGCTCTCCGGTAACCTCTTCCAAGGCTGCCTCAAGCGCAGACATGAAGTCCTCAACGGAAATCATTCCTGCTTCGCCGCCTTCGGCGCCGAGATCATCTTCGGGGGGAGCGTCCAGTTCGACGTCTTCGCCGCCCATGTCCATCTCATCCCCACCCATGTCATCCATAGGGGCCTCTTCGGCGCCCATTTCCATCTCTTCTTCTTCTTCTTTGAGCCAACGCCCAGTCGGGTGGCCATTGCCATCCTTCACCTGCTTTCCTGGGCCATGGCCCTTGTTGGCAGTCTTGTCTTCGTCAATACAGCCCATCTCTTGAAGGCGACCAGCGCCCAAGGGTGTGAGGCTGGCTAGTTTCATAAACTGGCGAACTTCGCCTTCTGTTAAAAGTGTTTTACGAGCCATAATGTTCTCCTTAAAAGTAACTCACCTATAAATAGTGCTTGTTTTTCTTATATCCCAAAAAAACTACTCATCAAACAAAGAGCGCTTTTTTATTTTCTTAAGAGCTTCCGTTTCTATCTGCTTTACTCTCGCAAAGGATATCCCTAGCCGGTCACCAATTTGTCTTAAGGTCATCGAGCCATTTTCATATATGGATACCAAACAACAATTAAATTCATCAGGATATTTAACCCAATAACGACACTCCATTTGGGTGCATTGTGCCTTATCTCTCATACATTTTCTAGAACACTGCTTTAAACCATCTTTCATTACAGTTCCGGGTGTTCTTCGGCTATTAAATCGAATATATTATCTATCATCTCTTTATCTTCTAGTGCAAGATCGCTCATCTTCTGCTTACCTTCAAGTCTAAGTTTTTTGGATTTTGTCTTTCTTTTTATTGACTGGCTTTTCTTTTCGTCTATAAATTCTTGCACTCTGGGATCTCCATCAATATATCCTCCGACAAGGAGTCTAAAAAAATCAGATTGCGTTAATCCATCATAACGCAATCTAGCGAGCAACTTCGCATGTCGATGATCGTTGTCGGTGAAAACAATCCTTTTGTTTAAATTGCCGTACTCCAACTCATTCGCCATTACCATTTTCTCCCAATAATGTGCGTGTGGCTTTCTGATATGCCTGAATTCGTTTGTTCCACGAATTCCGCCTTAGCGTATAGATCTGCAAGGGAGCGGGCCCCTGAATATGAAAATCCAGATCGTATACCACGCTCTAAATCTTCTAAAACATATTTAACGGCGCCTCGATAGGGTATTGTAGCAGACACCCCTTCGTGAGAAGCATAGCGGCCGCGCCAGTTAATTTGTGCCTCTTTGGAGGCCATCCCTCTGTAAACTTTCCATCGCGTTCCATCCTTCTCTTCTAAGATTTTGCCCGGCGTCTCATCAGTGCCGGCCAATAGCGAGCCACACATAACTGCATCGGCGCCGGCAGCTAGCGCCTTGACAATATCTCCGGAATTTCTAATGCCTCCATCAGCAATTATTTTCACATTCCTATCAGTTTTAGCGCAATCTAAAATTGTTTGCAGGCCGGGGCGCCCATGGCCTGTCTGTATTCTAGTGGAACAGATGGAGCCGCCACCGATGTTGCACCGCACGGAGTCGGCGCCCCAATCGGATAGATCGTTTACGCCCTCTAGCGTAGCAACGTTGCCGGCCATAATATGAATATCGTCTGCAAACTTATGGCGCAGGGAGGCAAGAGATTCTTTCATCAGAATGTGGTGGCCGTGGGCCACATCCACACACAAAAATGATGCCCCGGCCTCGACCGCAGTTTTGGCACGTTCTAAATAATCATCGGAAACTCCGATGGCCGCTCCCACCATCAACTTATCTTTGGCGAGATCGTGTGCCATGCGTATCATTCTTGCTTGTCGTTCTATGCTCACATATCGGTGTATTATCGCCACGCCACCACGCTTGGACATCTCTATGGCCATCGGGGTTTCAGAAATTGTATCCATGGGCGCTGACATGATCGGCAGTTTTAATTTTATGCCGTGTCCTAAATTTGATGATATATCAATTTCAGATCTAGAGCGGATATCAGAATACTTTGGCGACAACAATACATCATCGTAAGAAATGCAGTTTCGATTCGGGCTCATCTTACTTTGTCTTTGGCTTCTTCTTGGAGGGCTTCGCATCAAGGGTGTCGGGTGCAACTGGGTACAACTCAGGGGGCGGCCCAGACTTTGGATGCTTTCTCCTAAAGGCCTCTAGTTGCTCTTGCTGCTCTGGAGTCAGCTGTGGAGCTTCTCCGCTAGCAAATCGCTGCTTCTGGCGCTGATCGGCTAACGGAGACAAGAAGTTGGCTTGCAACATCTTCATGGCTGCGTCAGCATCCGAAAGGATTTTGGTTTGTTTTAAAATTTCATCGATGTGGGTAGATCCCTCAAACCCATGGGGGTTCTCCAAAATCGTCTCGATGGTGGTGGCGGCTTTTGTGGCTACCGCGCGAAAGTGCATCACAGATGCGTTTAAAAGACTCATATTTGTTTTCATTTTATCTCCTTGTGAATGAATTCTTTGATGTCATTGGCATAATACCATGTTTTGTTATTGGGGGGATCAGGATCCGGCATGACACGAATTTTGGGTGCCAAATCAACATCAGTCGTAATGACTGAGATGGTTGGGACACCATTAAACTTTAACTTTTGTTGTAAATTTTCATCATCGTGAATATTGAATGCAAAAAAGTGTACGTTTTCAAACGTTTCGTCTTCGGCTAACTCCCTGTAGTAATCCGCCAACGCGTGGCAGAAGTGGCAGTCATTTGAATAGAACTTTACTACGCAAGTTGCCTCTTCTTTGACTTCGCCCTTTAATATCTTATCTAGCGCGGCAGATGTTATCCTATTGATGCTCATTTATAATCTCCTGAGTTTTCTTTATGCATTCGGGACAGAATATTCTCACTGTTTCCTGCCTGACGACAACATTCCATGATTGTACCATATCCTTATCTTTTTTGTCAAATCCTTTTTGGCACGCGCTGCAGCTTTCTGGCAACTTATTGAACTGGGATATTTTTTCAGTAATATTATCAGTTGCCTGTTTGCCCATTTTCTTCTCTGTGGCACGTCTTGCTTTACGATTCATCGCTCTCTGCTGCTGCCTTTGTAGACGCGTGCACTTCCAGTGTTCTGCGTAAAGTATCTGAATCTTCAGGGCCCAAGATGCGGACGGGCTTTTCATCCTCGTCGCTTTCTTCATCTTCTGGGGCGCCCACGTCGGGCTCTTCCGGGGGGGCCTGCTGTGCGTTATTAAAGTATTGCTGCAGTGTTAACATAGCGCCCTCCAACTGGGCCAAATTTAATGCATGTGCTGCGATCTTTTCTGAATCGCCGACTTCAGCTTGCTTTG